AGCACTGAAATAAGCAGAGTCTGTGTCACCATATATCACAGCATCACCCAGATGATCGTATGTGCCTGTGATCACTTCGTTGATCTTGGCTGCCATGTGTTTGCTGATGGTTCTACCTGTGAGCGTGGTGGATTGACCTATGCGTTTGTCAAAGAATCTACAGCCTGGATTCAATATGGCACCATACAGCGAATTCAAATTAATTTTTTTGACTAATTGTCTTTTGTCCCAAAATTCAATTTCTGCTTGATTGCTGGCATGTTGTGCTTTCTTTTTCATGGCTTGCATTTCTGTTCTTTCCTGATACCATGTTTTCAACAGTCCAGGAATAACTCCTTCAAACTCTGTGGTAAACATGGTGCCATTGGCACTGATCATGATGGGATTTCTGCTTTCAAATATCATTTTGTAAATTTCTGCACCACTTTTTACCTCTGTTCTACCATCTTCCCAATCAATGGTGATGGGCTGATCTCGTCTCTGGGTCATCACATATTCATATTCCAAACTGCCAAATTTGTTTTCCCATGCTGCTGCAAATGATTTGCCTTGCAGATTCATCTGATCCTGTAGGAATGCTTCAGTGTAGGTGGGTCTCAATTGTCCTACCACACATTCAGGAGCCATGTTGAGTGCTCTGATCACACTAGGATACAGTGAATTCAAATCCATGGATCCTATCCAGTCATGCAGTCCTTTTTTGGGAAATGCCACATAAGCACCTGCTGCAGTGGTGTCATCACCTTCTGCTCTGTGTGGTCTATTGGGCACTTGCAATCCTCTTTTGTGTGCTTCATTAATAATGGCTTGTTCTGTCACGGCCACTGCTCCCATGGTGGTTTGCATCAACACAGTGTTGGCGTGTGCCAGTTCATTGCTGAGTTCTAAAAATTTTAATTTTTTATCCAAATTGTTCAGCAGTTGCACGTCCTGTCTATTGTATTCCACAAAAGTTTTAAAATCTTGGTTGTACAATTGATCCAAGGTGCCTTCATACACTGTTTTCTTCTCTCCCAACTCCATTTCACCTATGGCATCCAATCTGTATGTGTGGCGTTCTTCATAGGTATATTTTCTATACAGTTCCAAACTGTCTATGTGTACTCTGCCCACTAGATCATAGGTTTCTTGCTCACGTCCATACTTTTCAAAAGTTCTTTTTTTGGGCATCTGTGACCACAAACAAAAACGTCTGGTGTCATCTTTGCTCAATACTTTGCTGACTCTATTCACTAGATAAGGCATATCATAGCCTTCTGAGTTCCATCCACTCAACACATCCACATCTTCTATGATGTCCAAAAATGCCTGCAGCATGTCTGCTTCACGATCATACAGATACAAATTTTCAATGTGTTTGGTCTGCTCTCGGGCTTGCTCCATGTTTAATGTCTTGGGTATCAATGCAAAAGTAACCATGCTGTCGATCCATTGTAGATACACAGTGATGGCAGTGACCGGCATAAAGGGGTCTGAGGGATCAGCGAATCCTTTTTCAGGATCAAAGTCTGCTTCTATGTCAAAAAATGCCACATTCAGTTTGGGAGCATCGTGGTTGAGATAATTGGCACTGAGACATTGAAATATGGGATTGATGTCCGATTCAAATAATTTTTTGTTTCTATTGATGGCCAATTCTTTGTGAAAGTCTTTGGTGTTTTTGCTGACAATCCTGCTAAGAGTGTTGCCATAGATGCTTCTGAATTTGCCATTGGCATCTTCATAAAAAAATGTGTATCTTATGGGATATTCTTTGTAGATTCTTTTGCCTTCTTTGCGTTCTACCACGCGAATGATATCGTGATTTCTATCGAAAAATGCGTCTATGTAACTCATATGTTCCCATCCATGTCATTTGAGGCTGACACATACCAAACAATCGCTTATGGCCGATTATGCCTTACCTAATATAGTATAACAGTATACCACCTATGCCCACACATGTCAACACAATGTTGGTCACTATGAGTGCCGATTCTCGCCAAATCAATGCCACCATCAACCAAAACACGCCACCCAAAGCCAGCAGTGCCGGACCCATGGGGTATAGTTCTGGAAAACCAGCATTCACAAATGTGCCCACTATCAGTATGGCAGTGGCAATCCATTTGAGGATTTGATCTAGCTTATTTGGTTTCATGTCTGTCAAAAATTCTATTGATCACATTGTTCACTCTCACAAAATGAGCACACTTGGGCATGTCTTTGATGCGTCTGGCTCCAATGTAGGTGCAGGTGCTTCGCACACCACCCAATATCTGTTCCACTGTGTCTTTCACAGAACCTCTGTCTTCCAACAGCACAGTCTTGCCTTCGGTGCCTCTGTAGCCATCTTTCCTTGCACCGTGTTGTTCAAATGCTGATTCCGAACTCATGCCGTAGAACACTCGCTTGCCATCTCGCAGTTCCAATTCTGATTCGTCATGTGCTGCCAGCATGCCTCCCAGCATCACCATGTGAGCTCCTGCGCCCAATGCCTTGGCAATATCTCCTGGCTGTGTGCAACCACCATCTGCTATGATGTGTCCGCCCACGCCGTTGGCAGCATCTGCACATTCTATCACTGCTGAAAATTGTGGCACTCCCACTCCGGTCTGTGTTCTTGTGGTGCACACTGATCCTGGACCTATGCCAATCTTCACCACGTCTGCTCCGTTGATAATCAATTCTTCCACCATCTCTGGTGACACCACGTTGCCTGCTATGATGGTCTTGTCGGGAAATTCTAATCTAATTCTTTTGACAAAGTCCACAAACTGCTCGTGATATGCGTTGGCCACATCTATGGTGATCATGTTGACATCTGGGTATTTCACCATGACCTTTTTCAAGGTTTGATAGTCGGGAGAATTGTTGTCCCATATGGCACCTGTGCCTGTGCATGCACTCACATATTGTAATTTTAATCCAGTGCCCATTGCTCTGTCCCAATCTTCAATGGTGTAATGTTTTCTTAACACAGTCAGTAGTTTATATTCCTGCAATGCTCTAGCCATGCTGAATGTGCCCACGCCATCCATGTTGCTGGCCACTATGGGCACAAATGCAATCTGTTGTTTGCTGTTGCGAAATGTGAAATCTCTGGTCATGTCCACATCACGTCTTGAACTCAGTGTGGATCTTTTGGGTTTTAATAGTACGTCTGCGTAATCAAGATGTATGTTATAATCTATTCTCATTTAAAAAAATCCTTTGCGTTTACTGCTCTATCATCCACCCAAACATCATACACTGGTTTGCCCAAATTTAATGAATGGAATCTGCAACCCCATTCTGTCAATTGCTGACGTGTCAACTCACTCCAATCTTTGCCGGAGTTGCCACCTCTTGCTGTGTAATAATGAATTTCGTGTCCATCATCATACAACTGATTAACCTGAGCAATGCGTGCGATGTCAGGTGTACTGTTGACATAATCGCTGCCTTTATTATAACAGATTGTGTTGTCAATGTCAATGATGTACTTCATAGCATTACCAAACGTGTTTGAGCCAATTGTACACTGCTATCAGTGCAATGACGAGGAAATATATCTGCTGTGTTTGTCTGGCTCTATCCTTGTCCAGTATGGCAATGTAATACCATAAGGATATGGATGCTAGGCAGATCAACCATCCCAACCATTGAATGCTGATGATGGCCGTGGCGTGTATGGTGGCTGCTGTGATTCCAAAACCTGCCGCTACCCATCTAATCATTGGGTATTACTTGTCTTTGCCCACTGCTATCACCAAGTTTTCTAAATTGTCAAACTCTTCAGCAACTTTGTTCCAATCACCTTTTTGAGCAATTTTGATCGCTCTGTTGATGATGGCTGGTTTAATTTCTAATTCTTCTGCCACTGCTTTGATGGTGTCTTTCAAACCTGTGTTTAAATCTTCAATTTCTGAAAGCACATTAACACCTTCATCCACTATTTTTTTAAGTTTGGCTTGTTCTTCTGGGCCATATGTTCTTGCCATTTGTGTCTCCTTTGGTTAAGATTGTTGTATTTTACTGTCATACTGTGATAAAGTCAATGATTTTATTTCAATCATTTATTATGAAGTTTTGATATAAATTGGTAATATTCTTCAGTTTGATTGCTGATGCCGTCCGCCCAAATTTGTTTCTTTGTGAGGTAATCATGCAATTTATTTTGTAGGTCTTTGGGAGAATTTTTGCTCCAATTATGTAAATTATCTAACCAAACACTGGCCAACTCTGCCCACATATAATCTGGAAATATGGTCAAAAAATTGTATGAACGCGATACTGTGTTTTTTTCGGAATTATATTTTTCCTTAAGCAGTTGTTTGTGATTCAATTCAATTCCTAAATCATACATGTCTTGCCAAAATTTATTTGTTTTTTTTGAACACAATGTATAATGCACACTGATAAAGTCTGCAATATCATCCAAAGCATAACAAACTTTTTCATTGTAATCTGTCCAATCATTGTTGTTTTTTATGGCCATAGTGGCTGCAAATATTGTTGAAACTGAAATGAACAGTGCGTTGGCTTCCATGGGCTCTATAAAACCTGCTGCCATGCCCACAGCACAAACGTTTTTTATTGCTGGAGTTTTAAATCTTTTTGGTTCCCACTTGATCAGTCTTGGTTCTTTTAAATTTTTTTTATCTATAATTTTTAAAAATTCTTCTTTGGCTTGTGCATCTGTAAAATATTTGTCATTATAGACCAATCCACACCCCATTCTATTCAATAAACCAATTTTAAATATCCAACCCATGGAGTGCCAGATAGATTGAGTATGATTCTTACACTCTTGGTCAGCATCTGAATATTTCAAAGGACTTACCCAAGCACTGTTGGCAGGACAATGAGTGTATGCATGATAATCATTGGTTAATTTGCTGATCAATGTTCTGTGAAATCCTGTGGCGTCTATCCAAATATCACTACTGATGATTGCTCCTGATTGGAGTTCAACGCTGGCTATGCCTTGTTGATCACAATTTACTTTTGTGATTGTGTCTATGATTTCTTTTACGCCACTGGGTTTGGCATGTTTTTCAATCAAATAAGGAGCCAGTTTTTCCGCATCAATGTGATAAGCATAAGAAAAATTTTCACTGCCCAAATAACATCCATTGCTATCAAAAGGAGCTTTGTTTTTGTTCATGAATGAATACAAAGGCACAAATGAATCACTGTAATTTTGTACTTTTTTGTTATTAAATAAATCTATCCATACATCTGTTGCTCGCATGTCTGTAGGACCTATGGAAACAATATCTTCTTTAGTGATAGGTTGATTATTAAAAATTTTTTCCAAAGGCTCATTATAGTTGAAAGCAAAATATACATCTTCTTTTTCATTTATCCAATCTTTAAAACAGTTGGCATATTTAAAAATACTTTGAGTGGCCAGCATCATGTCTTTTTCATCCACACCTATTTCATTTAAAAATCCTTTCACATGAGGTGTAACACTTTCACCTACTCCTATGGTAGGAATACTGTCACTGTGTAGCAAAATTATCTGATCTGTGGGGAAATGTTTTTTTAAAAAACACACTGCTAGAGCTCCAGCAGTGCCCGCACCTACCACAGTAATAGTTTTCATATTATTCTTTTTTGGATTCTTTGTAAAAATATTCATCTGAATCACCAAACACCCATTTGGCATTCTGTTCACAGTGCCAATATTTGGTACTCACTTTGAAATCTGGAGTTTTGAGTTTGCCGGGATTGGCACTGGCTTCATGCCAAATCATTCTATTGTTGGGCTGTGCAAAAAATTGACCATTATCCAATTGACCTATGTTGTGTCCTTTGTGTTCAGTGGGCACTTCTGATTCAGTCACATTCACAGTGTTGGGATCTGTGTGAGCACTGTCCACAGTGAACAAATAAACTCCTGACATCTTTTTACCATCTTTGAGTATCACATCCACTCTGCTGTATTGTAGGTATTGTTTCTCAATGATGGTGATGTGATAGCTAAAACCATCCCACAGTTGCAAATAATCCAAAGGCAATTGCTCTTCTGATTTGATATCTGTGCGCCAAGTGAATGCACTGATGGGCAGCTTGTCATACAGTGCACCATATTCTGGCAGATATGCTTCTATGTAGAATGCTCTGCGTGGAATAGATTTCAGTGTGACCCAAGTGCAGGGCACAAATTCACCGTGACCTTTTTGAAAGTCATACAGATATTCTTTTTTGATGTAGGCTTGGATGTAGGGAGTGTTCACCACGAAGTTCATATAGTATTAATTATCTTACAAGTGATGTTGGAAGGTGTATTTTGGGAGACTATTTTAAAGGTAGATTTCCCTGTGCAGGATTTACACTGCTGGGTGCTACAACTTTAGGATCTTCGAATTCTGTTGGTTTGATGTTTAAAGATTTTAACACAGATGTAAATTGTGTGTTGAAATCTCCATGAGTGATATTTTGAAATTTTTCTAAAAAATCATTGATTTTTTTAACTATCTTAGTTTTGGCTGTGTTATCCTGTGGATTTTCCAATCTATCTTTGATTGCTGCTGATAATTCTTTTTCAAAACTTGCGTCACCTGGTGCGCTCTGCATCAGTGAGCCCACAAACATATTTAGGTCGTCTTTGGTAACACCTGTTTTGCTGTAATCTTTTACACCAGCGCCTTTGTTCATACTGCCCAATGCTCCACCCAACTTGCTGGCAAAACTGTCTTTGGCAGCATCTGTGTCTTTGGGAGCCGTCATAAATTTATTCACAGCAGTGTTGGCTGCACCCACAGCAGTTTTCACAGCACCACCTGCCTGTGCAAATTTATTCATTACTTTGCCCATGGTGCCTGGAGGTTTGGCTGTGGTTGGTTTTCCCAAACTAGGAGTGACCAATTCATTGATCTTCATGGTGATTATTTTTTGTCTTTGTTGGATTTTTTTTCAGTAACTTTTTTTTCTAAAATTTTAAAAAGCACTTCTTCGTAGGTTTCTATTTTGCCATCACTGGGCTTGACTACTTGTTGTACAGGTATGCTGGTTTCCAGTTCGGCTTGATTGAATTTTTCATCGTAATCCATGTAATGATACACAGAACTGATGTAATCAGCGGCTTTGGTGATCTTGGCTTGCACCCAACCTTCCAAACCTTCTGCTTCAGACACGTTCTTTAGCAGTTCATGCAGTTTGATGCTGTACTTGGCCAACTTGTAAAGATCAGCACGTGCCATCTGCACTTCATGATCCATCTCTGCTTTGTGAGCTGCGTCTGCCAGTCCTTCTTTGATCTCTTTGTGTTTCATATGAGTATTTATCTCTTTAATGGGCCACCGAATATGCTGACGTCTTTCATGTCCAGTGCATTATCAGTGGGCTTTTGTTTTTTGGGCTTGGCTTTGGCTGATTTGTAGGCATAAGGATTGGTCACATGGGGGTTTGCTATGCTGGCAATGTTGCCTGCTGATGTGGATCCCACAGATGCCACTTCTCTTATGATGTCTCTAATTTTCATGGTTTGCCTTTGTTGTATTTATGTGGTGTTTGTGATTATTTGTGGACTTTGGGTGTAGTGATACCCAGCTTTTTCACTGCTTTGCCACCTTTGTACAGCCTGGCGTGTGGCACTTTTAAATTTTTTGGACCATATATGTCACCCACTTTGAATGTGTAACTCAATTGGGCAGGATCAATGCCGTAATGATAGTCTGCTCGAGATTCTACTATTTCACGTATCTTCATTTTTTTGTCTTCACGTTTTTAGCAGCACCACGACGATTTGCATTGGGATCTTCACGTCTTTTTCTTGAGGCTGCTGATGCACGACCTTGCTTGCCCAATGCATGTGCTTTGGCTTGCGGCAAACATTTGGGCTTGCCTTCCTTGCTGCTGCCTCTGGCACAATCACCTTTGATTTTGCCGTCTGGACCAAATCGCACCCACTTTTGACGGAACCATTTTTTTAAATCTTCTTCCATCTCCTTCACAGGCACACAGTTGGGCACCATTCTATCACCTTTGGGTTTCATGCCACGCTGCACATACCCCTGCCAGCATTTTTCTAAAATCTCACGATATTTCATTTGCTCTTGTTGCCCCAGTTGGCTGCACCTTTTTT